CCAGTCCGGAAAGTCCCACCACCAGACGGACGAGGCTCACGCTCACGGATCGTTTGTTCGAAAACATCGTGTGCGGCTCCCGCGCACGCTCAGATATTGAAGAGTTCCCGTACCGTGGTCTTGCCGTCGAAACCGAGCTTCTTATCCAGAGGCGATTGCGGCTTGGCGGCTCCATTCGGTTTTTCGGGCGTCTCCTGAACCAAGCGTTTGCGCTCGGCTGTGGACCACTCCGCGAAGATGTCGAGAAGACGCGTTTTCGCGGCGTTGAAATGCCGGCCGATGTCTCCGACCTGGCCGTCAAATTTCAAGCGCCGGATCGCCGCATCGTCCTCGCCGACCAGTTGACCCACCATCTCATAGAGGGCCTGTTTCGCCTTGTCGGGCAGAGGGTCCTTGAATTGTTCCTTGAACAGCCGGTCAAATTCCGTGTCGAAGCGAAACTCGGCCTCCTTATTCATCCGCGCATCTTCCCGCTGGATGATCGGTTTTAGGCCTTGTTCGACCGTTCGGTTCATCTCCTGGCGGAGATCGGTCGCGGTCAAGCTTCGGTTGTCGGATTGTTGAGCGGCCTGCCGAAGATAGCCCAGCACCTGAACCGGATCTTTCGCGAAAAACTCGTCGACTTCCCGCGCGTCGTAACCCAGCCGCTGGCCGAGTTGGACCGCTTCGGTGTGCATCCGCTCGACCATCGGAAGCTGACGCTGGACGTCTTCGATTGGAACGTTCAGATTCTTCCAGGGTTCGTACTGGCTCTTCAGGGATTCATACTGCTCGCGGAGTTGCCGGATGCCCGGAGACTCCGGAGAGGCGGCTGGTGAGGCCGCGACGCTACCGTCCGCTGGCGGGGCGGGTACAGCCGGTGCGCTTGAAGCTGGCGGGGCTTCGGTTACAGCCGTAGTCGGCGCACTAGGATCAACACTCATAACATCTCCAGAAACAAAATCATGGTGCCCCCGGTCCTGTGGGGCCAGGTCCCGCTCCACCCGGTGGTGGCGGCGCCCCCATCGCTGGACCGGGTCCCGGAGCCTGCGCCCCCGGAGGCGGCGGGGCCATCTGCCCGGTCAATGCCTGCTTATGCGCGAGATAATGCTCGATCTTTTTCTGCTGCACTTCCGGAGGCTGGCGCAGGAAATCCTGCGACTTCACGTCCTGACCGTGGATCGCCAGATGCACCGCATGATCGTCGATCTCCTGCATGAAGACCGGATCGCCACCCCCAGTCATCAACGCGTTTTCGTAACGCGCCCGTTTCGCGTCTTCCGAAAACGTCGTCAGGAGGCCCGTTTCGCCGAACAGTTCGAAGGCCTTCTGCTTCACTTCCGCGTCGTTGATGTCCAACAACCCCCGGTCGTACAATTCGATCATTTCCTGCCGGCGTTCATCGCGCGTCCGGGGCAAGCCTCCCCTCGAGGCAATCCATTCGACCGACTCATCGAGATCCGCGCTCTGGAAATTCCGGATATCTTCCGTGCGGTTCTGGCCCGCAATCGCCACCAGCTGCGCGAGAGAATAATGCTTCTGCATCAATTTGACGCCCTTGCGGACGGTTTCCTTCCAGCAGTCGTTCCAGTTCGCCACGGGTCCCGAGAACATGAACTCCGCTTGCGCGCGCAGCGTCTCGATCGCCACACCCGCCTTCACGCTTCCCGGCTGGTCCCCCCGAAAGACCGCCACCGTCTGCCCGATATTGTCGAATTCCCGGTCCAGCTTGTCGTCCAGCGCATAGAGCGCCGGATCAAGGTGGCCCGACTGGGCATGGTGCGGCGGGACGGTATCGGGCGACAGTTTCCGGTATTTCACCACCCGGTCCCCGCGTCCCGTGATCTCATCCGTCTGCGAGTCTTTATCCACGATCCAGGGATCAACCGCCGTCGTCAGCGCGTGCAATTTGAAGATCGACCAGAAATCGCACTTCTCCTTCTGGATCTGCACCAGATCGAACGCCACCGAGCGCGGAAAGATCAGCGTCGGGATGGACTTGAAATCGCACTTCGTCAGCGGATGCTCCTCAAAGCGCCACGGCTCGGCGTACTTGCACGCCCCGTTCACGTAGATCGCGTAGAATCCGTCCGGATAATCTTTCACCTGGCCGGGTTCGCAATAGGCTCGGATGACCATCGCCGCATCCTTACCCGAGAGCGACGTATTCGAGTAGCCGAGATAGAAGAAATTCAGCGCGTTCTCGTTCGTCGTGTTCCAGCCGTCCGGATACTCGCTATCCGCTTTCGCTTCGATCTGCCAACGCCTCCATATCTCGTCCAAGCTCAGCCGTTCGGCGATGAAGAAGTAGCCGATCTGCTTCATGTTCTTCGCTCCGGCGCGCGGATAGAGGAACAAGGCGTTATCGATATCGCAGCGCACTTCGGCTTCCGTGACCGCCTCGGTTACCGGCTGCTGGGTTTCCTCATCGAGGGCCGGAACCTGGATCGGCACGCGATTCGTCAGGACGTCCGGATTGCCGCACTTCGGACAGTTCGCCGGTTGGGAGGAAAAGCCGCTTTCATACGTGTCGCATTTCGTGCACTGGTACTCGAAGCCCTGCGCTTCCTGCATCACCGGATTGCGGCCGATTTCCTTCGAATCGATATACGTGTTCGTCATGAAGCAGCCGGCCAGCACGAACAACTGACCCGCGAGACCGACCTTGTCCTCCTCGTTCTTGTAGTCGGCGCGGAGTCCGGAAATCTTCACGAAATGGGTCGCGAGCTCGTTGCAGACTTCCGAGATCCCGATCTTGATTGCATCGTCGAGAGGCGTCGGCACCGCTTCGACTTCCGGCACGTTCTGAAAGTTCGAGGCGATAGCATCGATGGCCGGCGCGAATTTGTTGATGCGCGGGGTGGGCACGAAGTCGTCTTTCGGAACAATGCGCTGGTAGAGCTTGCGGTCGGGCGCGTACTCAATCCAGAGCTCGCCCGCGTACATGAGCAGCGCCCCCCAGATCCAGGAGTGGTACATCCAGTAGGCCGTCTTGAGGTCGGTCCACTTTTCGGTGATGAAACCGCTGATCTTGACCGCCTGCGGGTCTTGCTCGGGCGCATCTTTCCCCTTCATCCCGAGGGCGGATTTCAAACTGTTCAGCACTTTGGACATGAATCTTTATGACGAGGTGATCTTCGTGATGATCGGCTGACCTTCCCAATACGGCGGCGGTGTGGGTGGCGAACTCACCGTTTCGGATACCGCGATCGCCCGCAAGAGAGGCGTGCGGTTCGCCCGCGCCATCGCGTCCGTCCATTCCCGAACTTCGGCTCGCGCGCGATCCCGCTCAGCAAGCGCATCCTTCAAGTGCTGGGATAGTTCCTGGTACATGCCGTACATCCCGACGGCGACCAGCCATCCCGTCATGGCCGCGATTCCAGCCAGGATCAACGCTCCATCCAGCATTTAGACCTTTGTCTCCTTCAGGTCCGGGGAATCGTTCGGTTCATACCCTTCCAGGTGACCGCCAAGTGTTTTACGCACATGCGCGGCCACTTTCTCATGATCGCCGAAGAAATACTCCTTCGGCGAGGCGTTGCCTTTCCCCGTCCGGTGATGCGTCGAGACGGCCCATCCGTTCGAGATCGGACGGATGTGCATGTGCTCCACGTCGGTCTCGGGCGGGCCGGCGTCATCGATCTCGCCTGGAGGACTCTGACGCGTCGACGGCCGGTCGGACAGGATCTCATTCGCCATTTTCCGGATTTCGTGCGGTTTCATTCCGTGCAGCATTGCGCCTCCTTAACTCACCCGGTAATACACCGAGAAGATGATCAGGCTCGTATTTGTGCTATTTGTATTGTCCATCGGCGTCGCCGCACCTGTCTTGGTTTGATACATCTGGATCACGTTGGTCCCCGGCGCAAGTTTACCCTGCGGCGAGCCCGTACTCGACGTGAAGTTCTCGATATGCACAGCGATCGGAACAAAGCTCCCCGATAGACTGTAATGAGCGTAGGGCAAACCGGTGATCGTCATTGGTCCCGTCGATGTTCCTTCGCTGGTCAGGATAATCGTGCCCGTTATCATCACCCAGGAAAGGAGGTTCGATGTCGTAAGCATGTACCCGCCAACGGCCATCTGATAGGTGACGCCCACCGAGTTCCCGCCGAACGCGATCGCTGGCGTCCACGTCCCGATCTGGCTCTCGCTCGAGATTTGAACCAGGTCCTGGAGGATTTGCGACATCAACGGGTCGGCAACGTCGCGGATCAGCCCATTCAATTGCGCGAGTACGGGGTCCACTCATAGACCCCTATTGCCTGGGCGGATAGCCGTACTGCTGCAGATACTGCATATATTGCGCATAGGCCGACTGTTGCTCCGGTGTCGTGGGCGCGGTCGGCTGCACGACCCCCTGGACCTGCCCCAATTGTCCCGCAATATTGCCGAGGATTGCCGCTAAGAGCGGGTCTACGAGGTCCCGCACCAGCTCCTGCAGTTGCACGTTCTGCTGAGCCAGGGTTTGCGCCGGTTGTGGCGGTGGTGCCAGTGGTGTTCCTCCGACCGGCGTTACTTGTGCCGGTGGTGCCGGTGGTGGTGCCGGTGGTGGTGCCGGTTGCGCTGCTGGCGTCGCCGGTGTTGCTGTCGGTTGTGTTGGTTGTCTTGCCATTACTTTTGTCCCTTCTCTTTTTCGATCGCATCGATTCGCGCCTTCAATGCCTGAACTTCATCGCGCAAGCTACGGATGCCTATGGTCCACTGGCTATCGGTCACGACGGCTTCCGGATCTTCCTCTTCGAACTCCACCTCAAGCGGCTCGTCAGGTTTGGGTTCATCCGCCATCACCGCACCCCTATCGTGAAAATGTCCATGCTCCGGTCAAGTGTGGCCCGGCCCTCGAGCCATCGATGGATCAGCGCATTATTCGGCTTCACGATCATCACCGCTTCCTGCTGGCTCGACGCCTTGAGATATCCGTTCAGATACTGACATAAAGCATCCACGACGCGATGCGCCACGATTCCCGGCTTCACTTGAAGACCGTGGATGAGCGGCACCAGGCGACACGCCACGAGGCCCTGAAGCCGGCCACCGAGTTCCGCCACCACCACGGTGTCGCGCCCCACCTCGATGCCTTCCCAGTCGAATGGATCATCGACGTCGCCCGTCCCATCGTAGAGGCGCACCTGGATGTTCCGCTGCCCGGTCCCCATCTGTTTGCTTTGGCGCTCGCCGCCAAGCACCTCCTCCTGGCTCATCGCTTGAGAAACTAGTGGCAGTCGTTTACACTAATTGCAAATGCTGAACCCCGAACGGCCCCGCACCCATCTGCCCAAACCGCTGCTCTTCTGGATCGCGCTCGCCCTGCTGATCTGGGGCCTCGTGATCGGGCTACTCGTCCAGGTGTTCGCGCCCCTCATCGACTGGTCCAATATCGCCCGCAGCCTCAGCGGCCACTAAGGTGCACCACCCTTTGGGGTGGAGCTAACGCATACGCGCCCACGTCCCAGGCGCCGGTCATCGCTCGCGGGGAGCCCTCAATATCCACCGTGAATGCCGGGAAGAGGTTGACGCCCTCCCCGATGGCCGGGGAGCCGGTCACGAGATGATCGTCCTCCCCGCCCTGAACGACCACACCGTCGGCGGAGGGAACCACTTCAGAGTTGGGACCTTCGGGAGTGAAGGGGGGTAGGGACCCCACAAACACGTTCCAGTCGGAGTCGATCCCCGTGTTGGAAGTGATAAAGGGTGGAGAGAGGAACAGATTGTTCCGCAGCACGGGCGCGTCATCCATCGCCTGAAACGTGGGCCCGCCACAGCCGTCGATGGTGTTGTTGAAGAGCTGGGCACCCGCTCCAGTAGGCGTGCCCGGCGCACGGACGTCCTGAGTGATGGCGCCGTAGGAATCGGGTTTGCAGTTGCGGATCACGTTATTGCGGAGGATGAAGCCCTTCAGGCCGTTCGGTGAGATCCCCGCATACCACGGCCCCGGCGCGTCTTCGATGATATTGCCTTCAATGAGATAGTTCGACAGATTCGTCGAGTTCGGCATCTGTCCGAGAGTGGTGATGCCATAGCCGCGCAGGTGCTTGAGGAGGTTTCCTCGAATGGTCACGTTGTAAATACCGGCTTTGAAGTCGATCCCGTCGCCCTCGGCCCCGTAGAACGCGGGCTCGTCGACGGTGTTGGCTTCGACGAGAAAATCGTGGTGGTTGTCACCGGAAAAGGGGCCCGAGATACAGCCGCCGTCCTCCACGTAGTTATAATTGCTCGCGATATAGATCGCTTCGCCAATCGTGCGTTCCAGCAGGTTATGGCGGATGGTGATTTCGCGATCGATACCGATCGGGATGCACGTGCCGTCGATGACGGCCGGGGTGAACTGCAGCGTGGCCCCCAGATCGGTGACGTCGTGGATCCAGAAGTCTTCGATGGTCGAGTCGCTTCCGCCCCACCGGACGCGTCCCCCGCTTCCGGTGATTTCAAATCCCCGCAGGGTGACATGGTCGTAGGAGCGGTCGTTATCCCAGCCGATGGAGACGCAGCAGCCGCCCGCCATGCGCATGCGCATTTTCGCGCTTCCGGTATTCTCCACCCAGCTTCCGTTGACGGGGTTGGTGTTGTAGAGAGATTCTCCGTCGAGCGTCAGGTGATGAGTGGAGGTATCGGTGCGATTCACTCGCACCACGGCGTCGGTGAAGTCGTTCGTCATCTCCGCAGGCATGTCGGCATCGGCCCGTCTCGCCGAGAAGAAAATGGCGACGTCTTCGGTAGCTAGAGCTTGGTTGATTGCGGACCAATGTGCGGCTTGATTCGGATTCCCATCCTCAAAGTCTCGCCACGGACGAGAACTCGACCCGTCGCCCACGAAGATTGAATTCGGGTCGACATAGAAGGAGGTCTGGCTCTCGGACGGGTGGAGCGTCACGGTCGTCTCCGCAAAAGTCGTCCCGTTGATCGTCAACCGCACCGTGTAGACTCCCGTGGCTGTCAGCTGGAGACTCGTTGCCAGCGCCCATGGCGCCGAGAAGTGCACCGGTCCCGGACCCGAGACGAGCGTCCACGCGATCGCATCGTGTAAGGGGTCGTCGGAGTGGCCGAAGAGCGTGAGCTCCCTCACCGGCACCGTGATGGTTTTCGCCGGGCCAGCATCGGGTGCCGCGAACGCCGCGGCGGTAAACGTCCAGGGCATGATGAGAATCCAGAGCCATCGCGCGAGATGCGTTTTCATTGGGAATCTGCCTTTCTTGAACTCTTGACCTGTACTCTCGACTTCATGAGCCCGGGCGGGAATCCCGAGAGAGATCCCGCCCGATCCTCTTCACGCCGTCGGCGTCGGTGTCGGCGGCGGCGTTCCCCCGGTGGGCGGCAACGGCTGCACGGGTGTTCCCGGCGGCACCGGCGGAAGCGGCTGCACAGGATAGCCCGGCGGCAGAATGCCCGGCAGATTCGGCAACGGCACAATCGCGTACACGTTCGGCCAGTTCGGCACCGCGTGGATCAGGAACAGATGCGGCGTCGGCTGCGGCGTCGGATACGGTGGCGGGAATGGCAACGGATAGCCGGGCACCAGTGGCGGTTGTGGCCAGATGGTAGGCGGATACACGGGGCCTCCCCCAATGACGGGCGGAAATGCCGGCGGCAACGGCGGCCATACCGTGGGCGGAAAGATGGGACCTCCTCCAATCGTTGGAGGATAGACGGGGCCGCCCCCAATCACCGGGGGAAATCCGGGTGATGGTGGAGGCCATACGACCGGAGGGAAGATGGGACCACCACCAACGACGGGAGGAAATCCTGGAGGCACTGGACCCGGAGAGGGAAAGCCTGGAAAGCCCGGAAAGCCTCCTGGAGGCGCGCCACCCCAGGTCGGCGGCGGCGGCCAGATGCCCGGAGGCGGCATGATCGGACCTCCTCCCACTGTCGGGGGCGGAGCGACAGGACCTCCTCCAACAGAGGGAGGAGCGCCTCCCCAGGTCGGCGGTAGTGGACCGGGTGTCGGGTAGGGAAGTCCTGGAGGCAGGACTGGCCCCGTCCCCGGATACTGGGGCGGCGCCCAGCCTGGCGGATATCGAAACTCATCTTCTCGTGGCATGATGCACTCTCGCTTTCTCTTGAAATGGGTTGAAGTGGTATTTCCTTAGATGCCTAGATACCTCCAGAAACCAAACACGCTCAACAGCCAGATGACGACGACAACGATCGCGACCCAGTTCAGCATTGTTTTGATCCCCTGGGCCATCGGGGCGTACCGGTGGATTCCATACATCACCATACCCACGAGGGCGAGGACGAGGATGACCTCGATCACCGCCACCAGCATGATTCAGGTCTTCGGCTCCACGAGGCCCGCTTTCACCGTATCGATGGCCCAGCCGAACTCCTCGTCCGTTAACCCGAGAGCCTCGGCGACCCCTCGGATCTGCTTGATCGCGTACCGGATCTTATCGAAGTCCATGGCGCCAGACACGCATTACCGAGATCTCGTGATTCGTGTTTGGAATTATTTGGTCTCTACCCGCCATACTTCTGCTTCTTCAATCCCTTTAGAAGCCCTGCACTCTGCGGCAAACCCGATTGCTTGGTCGAGGCGAAATCGTGCAGCTGCGATTTCGACATCCCGAGCATGCCCTTGTTGCGGGCGTAGAGTTCTTCCGGTTTATGTTCCGCGATGCTCATGGCGATCCGTTGATTCTTGCTCACTGCTGGCATTCCGGACCTCGTTTATTCAGTTCACCCAACTCCAGCTTATAACGCTCGCGCTCCGCTATATCTTCGGCCAAAGCTTTGAAGATAGGCCAAGTCTTGCCGCGCTTCTCTGTCACTGCTTTGCGCATCTTTCCGAGTGCCAGGAAGGAGATCGCCAATTCGATCTGTTTCTGTTTGATCCGCACGTAGGGATAGATTTCGGCGAGGAGCATGACCTGCAAATCTTTGCTGTGAACCGTCAGCTCCCAAGCTTGCGAATGCTTTGCGCTTTTCCGGCTCTTCGCATTGATACAGCCGCCGCCGATCTTGTCTTGCAACCAATCAAGGATTGCGCGATTCGTGTTTGTGAATCCGATAACCAGTCTCTACGATGGGGTTTCATACTTCGTTCGATTGCTGCGCCGGATCGTTACGTAGCCTTCACCATCGAGGAAGCCCGCGATGTAGGCCGCGACATGAGATTCAATCACTTTTCCCTCCTGGATACCGGCGGGCACGTCTTCACTCTCGAGTCGCCCTGCTCCCCTTAATCACCATCCCGCGTCTCTCCGGTGCAATCTAATTATACCACGCTCCCGCCATCACCAGTACGTCCCCGCCACCTTCGGCGGAATCGTCTTATCGAACTTCTTCTGCCACGCCGCATGCGAGCGCACCACCTGCCGCTCCTGAGTCGAGAGCGACCCAGTATCCGCCCCCGGCAGAGCCGGCGCGTTCGGCCGCGACATCGCGACATACCGCTTTGTGTCGATCGCATGATCCGCGCCGATGTAGCGCAACCCTCCGGCCGGCAAGAGATCCTGCCGCAGCTCGCTCAGTTCCTTCCAGAGATTCGCACACCGCCCACGCGAGATGAACCAGCGCGGCGAGCCGAGTTCCCCGGTGAACGGATGCCGGTGACGCAGATCCACATGCAGCTTTTCCTTAAGCAGGTTCAAGCCGACCTCGATCGAGCTGCGTCTCGCGGGCATGGCCACAATCCCGTTGCGCCGGTACTCGTCCAGATAGCTGTAGAGCTCATACGGCCCCTGCTGCGTCTTCGCCGCTGTGGAGGGATCGATCAGCGTGTAATCGTTCGCCCCATACTGCGCCATCATCAGCCGGATCGACTGCGCGTGTTCGGAGATCAGCCGGTTCGACCTGTAGTATTCATCGAGACTGAACATGTTCTCGTCCCGGTCGATGCCGTCCTGGCCATAGGTCGTGATCCCGGTCGTGGCGTGGTCGATGCAGCCGATCTTCCGTAAACCTTCCATCCAGTGTTTGTAGTCGGTCGGCGACCAGCCGCCGGTCCAGTTGTCCAGATTGTGCAGACGGTCTTCTAATTCCATGAAGACCTGGCCCTCGAAGACTTCCCAGGAACCGTCGAGATAACGACGAACCCAGTCGGCATTCATCGAATGGCGTAGGCCGTCTTCCCATCCAGCAGGAAGTCCAGGGTTGTCTCGAGGCAGGGCCTGCACATAAAGGCTTCCGGGTACGGGATGCGTAACGTAGCGATCTTTGACCCATCCCGGCTCCGGGTTACACGCCAGAAGTGCCATATAGGGCGGCCGTGATCCATCCGGCAGAGTATGCGTAAGTTGTGCGTTGAGTTGACTGAAGGCTGCAAAAGGGATCTCGGAGGGCTCATCCAGCGCCAGGAATCCGATCGTGACGGATTTTGCTTTTTCAAATTCGCCCTCCTCGCCCAGGCCCCGGTAGAGGCACTCCGAACCGTTGCGGAAGACGATCTTCCGCTCGCCACGCTTCCACTCGTAGAGTTCGGGCGGCACCGTCCGCTGGAATTCATCGAGCGTCGAATCGAGCAGGTCGGTCATGTTCTTGCGGGCCAAGAGGCCCCGGTTGCCGGGATAGCGGTGGCAGAGCTCGGAGATGTGCATCGCGAGAGCCACCGACTTTCCGCCACGCTTCGCGCCTCCGAAGAGTTTCTCGCGGGCGTTGGTCTTGATCCAGTAATGCTGCAGCGGCGAGACGCGATAACGATAGCGGACACGCAGTTCACCACTCAACGGGAAAGGTCTCTAGAGTGACACTCAAAGGTTTATCCTTGTCGCCGGCGATGGTCTGGGTGGGACAACCATGCACGCGGTTGGTCAGGTACTTGAGCACGTCCGCGATCACTTTGGGCTCTCCACAGGTGAGCAGCGCTTTCCAGTGCTGGACCTGGTTGATCTCATCCAGGACTTGACCGGCGACGTCCATGGCCTTCTGCTGGGTGGCATTGCGGCCGCCTTTCTTACGGCCGGATCCAGGCCGTCTACCACCGTTCTGGCCCATGAGCTGAGAAAAACTGATTCTTTTTCACTTTTCTGGCCAATTAATCAATTCCTCGCTGCGTTTTTCAAGTTTCGATGGACCGGGTTCGGTGATGATCTGCAGGACTTGAAATCCGGCGGAGGCTCGGACTTGCCAGGAGTGCGGCAGGCACAAGCCGACCTGGGGATCGCTGACGACCGGAGAGAGAGCGTGACCAGGCTTGGCGAAGAACTGGCGTCGTTGTGCTCTTTTTCGGGATGGTGACAAAGCGATATCTTTGGGGTTCATCACTCGCGATACTGCAAAGACGAGGCGAGGTCTCTTAAGATTGCCGGATATCTTAACACGCTGAATCAAGTTTCGGATGATGGCTTCTGTTGGTCCTTAGCGAATTCCTGAAGCAACTCGTCCCGATACGCCCGGAATTCCTGGATGATCTGCGCCGCCCTGCCATCGTCGAGACCAACTTTCTGCGCCATGAAGTGGAAGATGAACGCATCCGCGTACGCACCCGCCGCGACCTCGAAAATATTGCGTGCCACATCGATAGCAGCAGCCGCATCCATCTGTTTGTGGATCTGGCCAACTTGGATATCGACTCGGGGTTTCTGGTTGCGGTGGGAGATCAGCGACTGGATCCAGATCACGTCTTCGCCGGGGAGTTTCTGCACCGCCGCCTGCTGCAAACGCAGGAGCCGGATCTGTTCCTTAAGCGCTTCCCGGTCGCAGTTGCCGGAGTGTTCCGGGGCACGGCACCAGAGGCAGAGGGCGCTCATGCATGTACCTCCGATATTTTACACGGCAGGGTGATGGAAATTGGATCATCGGGCCGACCGGCGGCGGTGATAGCGCAAGTTTGATCGCAGCTTTGACAACGTATAAACCACAGCCCACACTCGGGGGCTGGATAGGGTAATTCGATGCGGCAGAACGGTATTTTCTCTAACACGCTGGGAGGAAGTTCTACTGCCTTTCCGTGTGGGTAATCTGGGTCCGGAGGACATTGTGCTTTGCCGCGGCCTGACGGCTCGAACCGGATGGTGTGCTTCATGGTGTAAGAGTATACCACCAATACTCGTACTCACCGCAGCCTCCAGGACGCCGACCACGCGAGACCGCGTTCACTAAACTCACGCTCCAAGCGCGCGGCTAGTTCCTCCAGCGACGTCACGGCCAGCGCAATCGCTCCGGCCTTGCGCATCTCCTCGAGCCAGGCCTGCTGCATCGGCGTGGGTTCGGAACGCTTCCCCTGTCCCGGTAATTTCGCTTCAATTTCGCCGTGGACGCCACCCGGCGCGATAAACCAGACATCGGCCTGCCCGGGCGAAGCAAAACGCACCACGCGGCGTTTCCCGCCCGAATCGGCGTACTCCAGCGCACCGACGTTGCGCCGGAACGATGGGCAGCCGATCATGCGCAGATACGCCTGGATCGATTTCACCAGTTGCGTCTCGCCGTCGTAGTTCCGCTTGCCCGGATTGCGATACAGTGCACGTTCGATTTCGGCCGGCGTTGCCTTCATCACGACACCCGCCGGTGACCAGAGTCGAAAATAATCCCGAGCGTGGTCTGCTCCATCCGCCGCTCCATCCGCCGCTTCTCCCCTGCCGAGGGATGTGGCCCCCCGCACACCCACGGCCCGCTCTGCCGGACCTGGTACACGCCTCGCGAATGCGACTGGATCATGGGCACGAAGAAGAACTCGCCGCACTCTTCGCATTTGCGCATCTGCTCGTGAACGCTGTTCATCGCTCAGGTCCTCCCCCCCCCTGAAGCTGGCGCTGTAACTCGGCGATTCGGACATCGCGTTCAGCGCAGTGATTCAGGGTCACATCTTGACAGCGGCGAAGATGGTCCATTTCGCGCTCCAGTTTGGCATTTTCGGCCCGCAGCCGGTCGATCTCGGCAAGCAACTCTTTCACCTCTGCATAATCCACTAGGTGGTTGCCCATGCCTTGGCTTCGTCCCGTGTGGCATCGAATTCACCATCGATCGCGGCTTGTGCGAGCGCATGTAATCCGTACTTACGGCAATCGCGCACCAGATCATGAATCGGCATTTCAAATGCGGATTTAAAATCATCATAACGGCCAGCACGCGCCGCCGTGATCATGGATTGCGGGGCGTGAGCCTGCTCTAAGGCTTTCGCGAGTTTTTCGGTCGTCGGTAATTGGGGATTGCTATCGTTTCGCCTCATTCGGCTCCTTTCTCGCCTGTGGCTTTCGCCTTGGCCTTCATCGCCTGGTACCACCATGCTTCATAGCCGCAAGTACACGGATCAGACCATTGCGATCTACAACTTTTAGCGTGACGGGCATGGATCTCGGCTTCATTCAGCGCCTCCAGCAGTTCTCCCGCCGCCTCGCGCTCTTTCTGGAGTAATCCATCAAGATAGGCCGTTTTATCGAATTCCAATCGGAATTGAGCGCGAGAGAATTCGAGTTGGCCCTGTAACTGACTCGCCGCCTCGCGCTCGGGTGTGGCGAGTTTTCGTTGGAGATCCTCGATCATATCCACGAGTCCGTGGGGCGATAGTGTCTCTATGAGATGGGTTCTTTCTTCTGGTGTCACTGAGTCACCGCCTTTGCCCGCAGTCTTGTATTACGCTTTCTTTCTTTATCGCAAGTGATACATATCCGTTCGCGACCGTTGCGGTCTCCGGATTTAAATCGGACATTGTCTCCCAAAAGCGGATGTCCATATTTGCAGTGTGTTTTAGCCGCATTTAGTGCTGGAAGACCAGATCCAGCTAAGACGTTCTCCCTGTTACTTACGGCCCGCAGATGTTCAGGATTGACACACAGGCGGTTTTGGCAAATATGATCCAATAGCGGCGGCATGACGTCGTGCTTCAGGAAGTATGCAACTCGATGAGCACGCCAGTTGAGTTTGTCGATTTTGAGGAGACCGTATCCTTTGCTGGTCTTCGCACCGGTCCATAACCAGCATCCGGATTCAATTTTGATGAAACGCTCCGGAAATAGTCGTTCAAACTCGCTTTTGAGGTGCGCATCAATTACGCACTTTGATCCGTTGTGTAGCCAGATCGCATCCGGCGGTTTGTCGCTCATCGCCATCCCTGCACTTTCGCCTTCCTGCACCACTCCGGATCGGCTTCGAGCTTGGCGATGTGCTCGTTCTGCGCGGTCTTTCCCGCCTCGAGCCACTCCGCGATCTCGGCCTTGGTCACGCGCAACTTCACGCCGGCCCGCTGCAAATCCGCCTTGGTGGCGAACGTCCGCTCAGACTCAAATCCGGCCGGACGCCAACTCTCCGCCCACAGGCGCAACTGCTCCACCGAAGGCAGGAACGTGCCGAGATGACGCTTCGCGATTTGGAATCCATGCTCCAATTGCGTGAGGGTCAAGTCATCCAAAGCCTTGCAATAGAACTCAATGCGTTCCGGTTGAACGGCCAGGTGGAGGCCCGTACAGAGATCCATCAGCGATTCTCTGACGAACTCGTTCCGAGGCTTCTGCGTTGAGTTCAGCGACTGATTTTTTCCGTTCTCCATTCGAACCTCCGTATTGACGTTCTTTTCTCAACCAGTTCCGCCACGTTGCCGCCCAGTCGATCCGGCGCTCGCCTTTCGCCCGGAAGTGATCCAGCATGGCAGCCGTGGCGCGTTCAATCGCAGGGTTATCGAAGCCTTCCGCGTTCGCCCATTCCCGCATCTCATCGCTGATTTGAAATACCTCGGGGGGATCACTGGCGTGAGAGCGCACGGCAGTGCGCGTGTTTCCCCTCCCCACACCCCTCCCCCTCTCTCTCTGT